CAGGTTGTAAATCTCCAAGCGCTGCATACCGGTGTGCGTCGTCTTGATGTGGTTCAAAATTTTGTATAAACATGCCCCGTCCGTCATGTCGCCGTAGTGTAACTTCAAGGCAGGGTTATGAAACAAGTGCTCAATGCGCGCGGTGTTTATGGTGGACGAGCGCCGGATCAAGCCGTGCACCAGATAATCCTTGCTAAGGAGCAACTCGGCCAGGTAGGAGCCGTCCTGCCCCGTGATTCCGGTGATGAAGGCAACGCGATTGGCAATTGACATAAACGGTGTAGTGTATTTATTCTATGCAAGTTATGTGTTTATATGTATTATATGGGAAATATTTATTCATGAAATGACATTCAGTATTTTTTGCAATTGTTCATGCATCAAAAAATTAGTCAAAAAAATATGGCGACATTGTTTCAACATTTCAATGACAATTTCTTTATTATTTTTTATAAACTCAATACATTCAATTACTTGTTTATAACAATTTTCATCATTGATGTCAATGTAGAAGACATTGTCACCAAACCAATTCTTTATGAATGGATTGTTATCACATATTAGCGGAACACCTGCCGCAAGTCCTTCAAATAACCGATTGGATGCGATTCCAAATTTAATGTGACTGCTGGATGACAAAACTAAACATGCTCCGCATTTTTTTATTTCATTGATTGTGGATATTCCATCAAATGGAATTTCGTCTTTGTATGATGTGAACCCCTCCCAAACATTCACATTGGAAAACAATCTCGGTCCATAAATGGAAACAATCGCAAACGGTTCCAATTTTTTTAGCAAATTTAAAACATTTTGGCGAAAAGGTTGGTGAGTCGTGTTCAACTTTTCCCAATTAATTCCCACATAAAAACATTTCAGATTATTAAAATCGCACAACACATCATATAATGGAAACGACAGAGTGTGATTTAAAATGCCAATTATGGGTTTATTCGTAATTGAATTTTTGAAATTATCAATCAACTGTGATTGGCATGATAGGTAACCATCGAATGATTTTAAATTATGGACGTCATGTTCATTCATGAAATTCGTTGGGTTCCATAATGCATGCAGTGTCATATGATGCGTTGTCTTTGGACTTGCATAGTGCATTGACAATACAAATTTTATATATTTTTTTGGAACCTGATTCAAATTTAATTTTTTTAACAATGTGAAATTGTTATCCGAAATATTGGAAAATCCAGTGATTGTGCCATCATTTTTGATAACAATCACTCCAACGGAAATGATATTGCATGCATGCAGCATTCTAAACAATATTTCTTTTTCGGCATTGTTTATAGTTGGCCAAGTGTCATACACCCCGATGTGAGTTTTAAATTTTGAATTCTTGAAGTATTTTTCAATTGCATTCAAATGCGGGTGTGATAGTTCAATGACATGTGGTCTGATAATGTGTGATCCGAACATTTGTGGTAGATAGATTTTGTGGTGTTCGGTTTGTTTCAAAAATTGAATGTTTCGCGATTTACAAAAAGATAAGTGGTTCATTTTAATATTCGGACACATTTTATTAACATGAATCAATCTAATTCCATCTTTTCAAAATTCATTTTTCATATTTTCGCATATTTGTTTCAATCCATCGGCCAATTTAATTGATGGCTTCCAACCAAGAAGAGTTGCTTTGCTTGTGTCAAGTATCTTTCGGGGTGTTCCGTTTGGTTGAATTGATGTGAATGCAATTTCTCCTTGATAGCCAACTGTTTCTTTAAGAATGTTTGTCAATTCTCTAATTGAATATTCTTCACCAGTTGCAATATTCACATGTTCGGAGCCATCATATGTGTTCATGAAATGAATGCACGCAGATGCTAAATCATCCGAATGCAGAAATTCGCGTTGGGCTGAACCATCTCCCCAAACCTCAATGACCGGCTTGTTGTATTTTTGTCCTTCTATGAATTTTCGTATCAATGATGCAATCACGTGTGAATTTTCTGGATGATAATTGTCGTTTGGACCATATAAATTTATTGGCATGAGTGATATGAATTTGCATCCGTGCTGATCATTGTATGCCTTGCACATTTCAATGCCTGCAATTTTTGCAACTGCATACGATATGTTGCTTGGTTCTAAATGGCCAGACAACAAATATTCTTCTTTTATCGGCATTTCGCATATTTTGGGATAAATGCAATTTGATCCTAAAAATAGCAATTTTTTGACCTTGAATTTAAATGCATAATGAATCACATTGCATTGAATCATTAAATTGACGTGTATAAAATCGGCACGGTATTTCATGTTTGCTAAAATGCCTCCAACCTTTGCCGCGCATAAAAAAACGTAGTCTATGTCATTTTGTTCAAAAAACGTCTCAACATCTCTTTGATTTGTCAAATCCAATTCTTTGGATGATTTAAAAACAACATTGGTGTAACCATCCGCTGTTAAACGTCTCAACACTGCACTTCCAACCAATCCATTGTGTCCTGCAACGTAAATTTTGGATGTTTTTAACATGAGTTGAAATATTTATACTTATAATTTATATAATGATTATTAATAATATATTACAAAACAAACGATTGATAATTAAAAATTTTGAACCCGTTTGTACAGTTTTAATATGTCCATGGAACCCATAAACCTGCGACAAATGAAAAACGGAAAAGCAATTAAAAATGATATTAAAATATAAAACAAACTCCTCTTTGTTTTACATTCACGCAATTCACACGCTCACGCACGACAATGACGACGCGCGCGGTGTCAACCGAACCAAGAACCGACGGATTTGGAGCCCAGTTTCAGAACATAATATTTGACATACTGTTCACATCCGCGATGACCCCCGGTGTGCAATACGTGTTTCCATCCAACCTTGATCGCATGCGGTTTGAACACAATTACGAAAACGACCCCACTTTTTCAAATAGAATGATTCGTTACATGAATTTGGCATCCAAATTTAATGTGCCCAAGCCAATTCACGTGATTCGTTACAAAGGAACCACCAACTATGCGTTCTGCGAAACCAATTTGACACAGTTGCTGGAAACCAATGCATTCAAATTAATAAAGCAATTGTTCTTTGAAGGCAAAACAACGCCGTATGACACTGCATTTTACAATGTGGCGGTTCATGTGCGCAAACACAGTGCCCATGACATGCGTGTCCACAAGCGCACGAATGAACCGAACGCATACTACCTCAATGTCATGCGATTCATAATTGAGGAGTACACCGGCACAAAACCAGTTCGGTTTCACATTCATTCACAGGGAGACGCAAACAACGAATTCACCAATTTTTCCGCAACGCGCGCAGAGGTTGTCATGCATTTGGATGAATCGGTGGAAGACGCATTCAACGGTCTAGTGTTTGCGGATGCGCTGGTCACCTCCGCTAGTTCGTTCAGTTACGTTGCCGCAATGCTCACCGACGGCATCGTGTATTATAAAAAATTTTGGCACAAGCCGTCTATGAAGTGGGTTGTCGGTGACAACTTACGTGGCACAAACAATGCAAACAATGGAACGCATGTGCGTTCTCTGCGAAACATGTGGTCGTTATGCATTTAAACAATTTGAATGATTTAAACACATCGCCACCATAAACCCCAAATGCGTGGTATTGGATTCGTTTTGCCCGTTGTGTTTGCAACCCTGCACTGGGCTTCTGCTCAAGCGTATGCGCGGATTTGTGCTCCACCTGGGGTTTATGGATACTTTGTGACATTTTTTAATGTGGCAAATCCGGTGTGTTCTTACACGCTCCAAGTGATGGACATGTCCAAATATTTTTACAATCAGACGTGGATATTTATCGGAATAACGACGCTGGATGCATGCAAGCATTTATACGAAAAATGCGCACATCCAAAATGATGCAATTTGCGAATGCTATCCATTTTGAATATTTTATAGCACAAATAAAAAAAAATTGAAAGCTTCAAATCACTATCAACTTACAATTACAACAACACCACCAACAACAACAACAATGGCCGAAATGAAAAATCAAGAAGAGAACTTTACTTGCGCTCCTTGTGCCGCCCCTGCACATGCCCCTGTCCCCCCTGCTGTCAAGGACATGAACGTCATCTTTGTGCAGGATGTGAGCGGTTCCATGCAAGACGAGCGCCGTTCAGTCGCAAACGGCATCAATGAAATTATTGGCGATCTGCAAACCCGCTACAATGCGCCGTGCGAATACAGCGCAACCATCCGCGTCATTACGTTTTCATCGCATGACAACATCATCATGGGATCTACTGTGCCAGTGCAGGATGTTCAGGTGATGCGTGAAACTGACCTGAAATGCAATGGCATGACTGCACTGTGGGACACGGTCGCGGTTGCAATTGACTGCATGAATGCCGAGAGTGCAGGGGTTCCTGCGACCACCTACATCTTCACGGACGGCGACGACAACGATTCCAGAAAATTCGGTAAGTCCAGCGTGAATGAAATGATCGCCGACAACAAAAAACAAAACCCGATGCATTCAATCCTGTTCATTGGGTCAGACCCATCTGCAAGACGCAATGCAGAAGGCATGGGATTGGACCGCATGCACTCCATCCAACATGGTTCGGACAACACGCCGATTGCATATGAAGTGTGCCGTCGTGCGCTCGGGCGCTGCGTGTCCGGTGACACCCAAAGCACCGAATTCAATCACGACGACATCGTGATGTCTGAAACGCCGTCTCACGAACCACCACATCATGTTCCGGAACCGGAACATCTGCATGACACTTCAGTCCATTGCAATGATTCGCAGATAGATGACACATTTGCGTATGCGTCTGACGATGTGTACAGTGCGTGGCAAAATGAATAAAAAATGAAAAAATGCATCAATGAAAAAAATGGAAAAAGCATAATAATATTTTTCATTTTTATTGCAATGTTCATTCATTCAAAAATGCTCTGCCAACATCGTGCATCCACTCCTTTTCCACACGATCAATGCTGTCGTTTCTATGGATCACGGCATCAATCACGCAGTGCCGCACGTCGGATTCGGCCATTTGCGCACGCAGGCTGATGATGTCCTTGGGGAAACAAGTTCCGCCAAACCCATGCCGCCCGTCATGTCCGGGAACCGCCGTGTGGCTTTTGGAAATGCGCGCATCTTCTGCAGCGACATCCACCATTCGGGCATAGTCAATGCCTTGCATGCTGCAAAATGCGTGGATTTCGTTGCAGAATGAGATCTTAGTTGCTAAAAAGGTGTTGCGAAAGTATTTCACCATTTCGGCTTCTTTGTTGGTCATGAAAGTGATGCGATCACACGTTATTTTTTTGTGCGCGTGCGCGGTGCGGATGATGTTTGTCATCAGCTCCATGAACGCATCTTTCTTTTCATCGTCGTTGCATCCAAAAATCCAATTCGGGTTGTTTGCGAAGTCGGTCAATGCATTTTTTTCCGTTAAAAATTCGGGCATGAACCCGCACTTGTAGTCATCCGATGTTCCCACCGGCACAGTGGACCGAATGACCATGAATCCCCCATAGTTCAAATCCCGCATTTGTGTCATGACTGCGTCAACACATTTCATGGATGTTTTTCCGGTGCTGGTTATAGGAGTTGGCACAGAGACGAACACGGCGCAGCACGCCAACAAGTCGGGCAGGGTGGTTCCCATGGGCACACACAACTCGGGGTTAATGTCATAGCAGAGCACGTTAATGTCGTCGCACTGAAGTGTCAGGGTTGCTCTTCCCACAAAGCCGTTTCCAATGATTCCGATTTTGCATTTCATGTGCAATTTTGCAAGCAAGTGGTGTGTATTTTCTGTATATGTTTATCTATGTATCTATGTATTTATGTATATATATATATTTATTCACGTGTTTGTCCTTCGGACACACATGTCAATTGTCGCTGGGATTTAGTTCATCGTGAATGTAATACACAATGTGTGTTTTAGATTTGTCGTATTTGCGGTGGGATTTGCATTCAATTGAATTGTGGCGACACACCTGTCTTAAAAT